ATAGTTTTTCTTCAATATCACCTACAACTAATCTAACATCCATTATTATTTATCAGTTTTTTTTTTACCGCTTTCCATTTTCTTTAAGCTATCTGGCTCACAACGGCATATTTTATCGCCAGTTTTAGGACAGCGCTTTAATTTGTGTTTGTGTTCGCCTTCTTGCGGAGGTGGGGATGGGGGTGGGACTGGGACATCTATTCTTATTATAATACTACTATTTTCACTTAAATCTGGATTTGTTAAATCTGGATTTAATACTTTAACCTTAATATTCTGAATAGGTGTATCTTCATTTAATACTTGGACTATTTGACTTCCTGCTACTGGGATAAAATCTTGATTGGATAAATTTGTTTTAGCCACAACACCTAGCAATCCTAATGGATCGCCCCTAGATACAACATCTTTATAAGTTGGGACTAAATCACTTGTTATTAAATAATATCCGAATTTTGATAGACTTGGTAATTTATCTGCCGTTAAAGGGGTTGGGTTGGCTTCAACGTTTATCATTGTTGCCATATTATATCTTGAGCCAGAGTAAGACCCTTGATTATCTCCCGCTGGTTCTTTTACATCTGCGTTTCGTTGGGTTCGTTGAGTTCGTGGTGTATTATAATCAAAATTATTAAAAAATTGTAATGGGGTATTTATAACTGCCCCTCCATCATCTCCATCCATAGTTCCTTTTGTTGGATTATTTTGTGTGGATACTTGGGGGATTGTGGATATATCTAATTTAGTATTTGTTGTTATACCCCTCATTTTTAAACCACCAGTTTTATTATATTGTGCTATTGTTTCAAAATAATCTTCACTATTTAATTGATCGTATGAAAATCCCAATTTCCCCCATAGTGTTTTAGTTTTCCATATTTTTTGTGCTTGTGTCTTAGATGTAAAAAAATCTTCATACGAAGCGTGCGTTAAAAAAGTTTGGTCTAAATCTTTGTCCCCATATTTTTCCCCAGTGGATTTCGCCCAATTAAATACTACTACTCCACCAACACGACTAACTGGCGTTTCTAAACAACTTCTAATAGTGCTTCTAATAGCATTCGTAACGCCTTGATTTGTTATTGTTAAAGCTGTGTTTGTGTGCGAACCAGTTGCGTTTCTATCAACTAAAACCGCAAACTCATATAAATCTGATCCAATTGTTATTAATGAACTCACAGCTGTGATAACAGCAGCAACTCCATCCACTAATGGGAAGCCATCACTTACGATAGTTGCTCCAACAGCGATATTATCTATATTTTTAGATCCAGTTGAGGTTAATGTTAAATTGTGTATAACATTTTTACCACTAATAGTTGTCCCTGTGTGGGCTGGGGCTGCTCCAGCGCTACCCCATACACTTTGGACTGCCCCATAGGGTTGAACGTCAAATATTTCAGCAATTCTTTTTAATCCCACCCCAGTTTTACCTGCCGAAGCGTTTTCAGTCCCAAATATATCGTGTGATCCAACCCTATATGATGCGTGTAAATTATTTATAGAGAAAGCCGAACTATCAGTATCAAATTGAATATTTACTTCTGGCGCTCCAACCATTAATCCTCGCACTCCAATCTGATAATCTAATACATCTTTTAATTCTTGATTGCCGAAATTTGAAAAAGAAGGGTTATCATCATAAAAATATAATTCTATATTCCCAGTTTTTAATACCACTTTAGATAAAGTTATATCTTTATCTCCAGTCCCACTAACATTTGTAATAGTCGTCCCTTTTTGTATACCAGCACCCTCAACTCTTAATCCAGTTGAAAGTCCGTGTCTACTCCCTATCTCAAAAGCGGCTGAACCTTTTGTTAAAAGCACCTCATATTTTTGTTGGTTATATATTCCTAATTTATCATTATTTTGTAAAAAATATATTGGCCCTTTGTTTTCCGTGTCTGTTTCATCTGCTCTTTTACTATAATTAATTTGGGTTGGTTTCTGAAAAGGTCTAAAATTATTTCTAACATTAGCATAATCCCACGCTGGGATAAAGCAATGACTAGGGATTGTGTTGTTGTCTGTTTCATCAAATTCTCTACGCCATACTCCATCAGGACTAGGTCTCATAGATATTGGCGTTATTTGGTGTGTAAATCCGCTATTTCCATCATTTAAAGTTCCATCCCAATTTCTAGCTGCCGTGGCGACTTCAACGTTAGATTGTGGTATAGTTGTTCCATTTTTATATTGGTTATTAAGTTGCCTATTAATAATATTAGTTAATTGTTGAATCCCATACACACCCTTTTTAATAGTTAAAAAAGCGGTTAAAGGGACTGCTTGCGTTACGAAATCATCATTATTTTTAAAAGTGGCTGCGAAGCCAGAAAGGCCAGAATCCGCAATTGGTAATCTATTCATTCTAAGTTTTGTAAGAGATAATATCTCCATTACTCTAACACCTATATCTAATCTATCAGCCACTCCAGTTGTTATAGACATACCCACTTCAATACCAGTAGTATTTACAACGAGTTCAAATGAGTCCGCCTCGCATACAGCATTAATATTAATAGTTGTTGTTGTGGCGGTTGGTTTAAAAGGTCTTGTAGATAATATTAATGGTGTTTGACTGCCTCCTAACTGAAATCCGTTCAACGCTCCATAAGTATTGGCTGCTATATCTCCTTCGTCATTCATCAAATAAAGATTTGTTCTTTTTGTATCACCTAAATTATTTAATAAATCATCATATAAAGTGCCAGTTGTTCCAATATTAATACTTGATGATGGCTGGACTGATGGGACTGATTGTTGATCTTCCGATATATAAGCATAATATTGTATCGTTTCAATAAAATCTTCTTCAAATTCTATACTCTGCCCTGTAATACCCTTCTGATTTATAAAAGCGTTTTCAATTGATATTTGACTTCCTGCTGGTGCTAATATAGTATCATTTAATTTGTAATCCCATATATTTGTAGTAGCGCTTTCATTATCTTGGGCTGAATATCTATTAATATCCACGAAGAAAGATTTAGTAGTCATATATAATATATAACAGAAAATATTAAATAATTTTAATAATCATTAATGACTAAAAATAGTGGGAAAATAAGGACGTCTAGGACGAAACCATAACTTGCGTGCCTTTTGGTAGTTTTTTAACAACAACAACCCTAGCGTGTGTAATATAATAATCAACATCCATTTCTTTTCGCATATCAATATCATTTCCTTGATAAGAGTTAGATTTAGGTTTTCGTTTGTATTTAAATATGAGTGGAGAGCCACTATTAATTATAGTTCCACCACCGACTATAGCATCATTACCATTTCGGAGATCAACGCCGAGTGGTTTATAATTAGCAATTAAACCTTCATTAATAGGTGCGAGACGTTGTTGGACTGAATTAGGGTCTGTAAAATACATCGGTCGTGGGACTATCATATCACCATCTAATACATTAGACATTTTATCATATTGAGAAGCATTATTGTAAATAAATTGTGGGAAAACATCTAGGCCATTCACCTCTACATTATATTCTTCTTCATCAATACCATCTATGCTCTGACCTTGTAATATTCGCCTATTTAATCCGTGGGCCGATGGATTAACAATTACAACATCGGTTTGTGCTCCACCGCCACTTGCGTTTCTGGCTGCCCCATCACTACCCATAAGAGTTATTTGATTATCACCAGCAACCACTTGGACTGACTTAACAAATGTATTTGCTTGAATATTAGTTCCAGTTATTTTAGCGTTTGCTGAAATACCATCCAAACTTGAAACAGCGGTTAGTGTTGATGATGCGTTAGTTGTTGTCGCTGATGTTAGTGCTATACTTGAGCCATTCTTGTCTTTAAAATCAGTAAATCGTTTCATCTGAATAATATTATGGACTTCTTTACCAGTTTGACCTAATCTGTGTTCTACCTCTTGTAATTCTTTAGATGTGGATACCGCCGCAAGTTTTTTCTTAACAACGGCGATTTGTGGGAATTCAAATCTGTATCCGCCACTACTAGAAGTTTGTTCTATATAATTATTAATAACCGAAGAAGGTGGGAGTAAATAATCAACAACTAATTCAACATTAGCAAATCCTACATTATCACTCAAAGCCATATAGTCGGCGTGTGTGTGTCCGCCATCAAAAGTTTTACCGATATTATATGCGAACCGATCAGCGAAATTCATTTCAAATTCAATTTGGATATTGTAATCCGTGAATAAGAAAAGCGGGAGCGACCGACCCTTTAAACAAGGGAAAATCATATTGAGTGGGATACCAAATTTTTCATTAAGGGTTGTATCACTATTAATAGATAATGAATTAATAACTTTACCAGTCCCATCAGTATTAGTTCCAAAATTAAGCCCACTATGGGTTTCATCTAAAAATATTTGCCCTTGAACTGAAGGCGTCCCATTTGGGGCGTTAGTATGGGCGGCGACTGCGCCAGATTTATTAACTTCTAATTCCATTGAATTTCCTAAGTAATGACCCATAACATTTCGTCGTTGTAAAACAGATTGATTTAAATTCATAAGAGTAGCAATTCTATCAACGTCTTGGCAGTTATTTATCTCAAAATCACCAACCTTTAATACAGCATTCTTAATACAACCTAAAGCCCCATTCCACATATTAATACGGAGGTTTCCATTAGTTCCACTAAGCCTTTTTAATTTAAAAGTAAGCATAGAAGTCCCCTCAAGAAAACCAACATTTCTTATAGTATATTTAAATACTCTCGTGCTATCAGTAGTAGAGTTATTAGGTTCAATAGTTTCAGTTCTAATTTCACTCTGTTGTGGCACTTCTTTTAAGCTATAATCCAACATATCGGCAATTGTTCCACTCATTTTATATATTAAGGATATATTTTATTTTTTAATTTTTTCTTTTTCAATAAAAACTTTTGGATTTTTAATTTTCTTTTTTTTAAATGGTTTAGCAATTTGGACTTTTTTAATATCAATTTTTTTTTGCGGTTTCGGTTTAGGTGGGGGGTCTTTACAAACTTCTCCCTCAAATATGTTTTTAGAGCAGACTTTCTTATTTTTAAATTTAATATCACTATAAATACTATTCCACGCTTTTAATTCTATGGGATCAAAACGTTTAATTTTCATTTGTTCTTGTAAAGTGTTGGGGCGGTGAGTGTTTTTGGGTTTATTCATATATTACTAATATATTTTAACGTCCTCAACGTCCTTATATTCCCGCTATTTTCATCGTTTCCAGAAAAATAATTTAATATTATATTTTTATTATATGAATAAAAATTCTACATTGAATATGAGAGGGACTGGTGTAAAATTTAAAGATGATGATTATGAAACCCCCAGCTGTGTTTTAGCAGATTTATTACCATATATTAAAAATCATAACATTATATATGATCCATTTTATTGTAAAGGTTTAGTCATTGTTGAATGGGCTAAACTTAATAAACTCTGTATAAATCAAAAAGAAGATGCCTTTAATAGACAACATCCAGAAAATTTTGATATTTTAATAAGTAATATTCCTTTTAGTTTGAAAAAAGAAAGTGTTGAATTAGCGCTAAGTCTTTCTAAACCATTTGCTTTATTAATGCCGATAGACGCCTTAGGTTCTAAATGGATAAATAAATATTTTGGGAGGCTACAATTTATTATACCACATAAAAGATATAATTTTTATAAAGAGGGTAAATATGGGAGTGGGTGTTGGTTCAATACGATGTGGATTACACACGGATTAAATTTAAATGAAAATATTATTAAATTGGGGGAAAATAAGGACGAAACGCTGAGCGTCAACGTTAAAGAAAAAGTAATTTAAGGTTTAGAAATTGTAAAATTAATAACTGACCCACTTAATTCATTACTAATTTCATTAGTTATAGTATCTCTGATTTCAACATCTAAATTATTAATTACCATTTTATTATTATCTAAATCTAAAACTTTATTAATGCTTGGTTGAAAAGTTCCAATTACAATATCGCCACTTCCCATATTAACTATTTCACTATCAGCAAACGGAGTTGGGACGTCATATAATATTGGTTGGACGAAACCTACCGAATTTTTATTTCCATTAATAAATGATTGTTGTATATTTTTATAACATTTAATAGGCAAGTTTTTAAGATATATTGAATATGATGTATCCCTTACTATTTCGGCTTCTTCTCTTGCTACTGATACAACATTATCATCATTATTATTTGGATCTATTCGTGGAGATTCACCAACACCAACATAGTTAGCAAGTTCTTCTGAAAAGGTCATTTGATATCTTGATACAAAAGTGTGGGGATTATTGACCGACGCATTATTAGCAGTTTTATTAAATCCACACATTCTTATAAATTCAAAACCTTCGCCTAGCTTCTGAGCTGAAACTATTAAATTAAAAGGCAAAGAGGCATTAATTTTATTAATTTTTTGTGCTTCTGTTCCACCCAAAGTTCCCTTTCCATCTATACCACCGCCGTGAATCGTAAAAAATTGTCTTTGGATCGCCCCTGTTCGTCTACCTAAACTTCTACTATCCCACACCAAATTTTTTTCTGTATGTGTTGAATATCCAATCATATTATATACTCTAAAAAACATAGTATCAGTTCCACCAGCTCTCTCTGTTAATCTACCATTACCTCTCAACCAGTATGTTTCAACGGCGAATTCTGGGTGGGCTGATGCTGTGTCCGTTCCAGAGGGATAAATTGCGGATAGACTTTCACTAAACACTTGTTTCATACCTTTAAATTCATCAATCATATCTTTAATAAAAGGTTCGCCAGCAACATCTTTCGTTTTCATATAAATATTAAATCTTTTAGGTTTATCACCAGCAGCGCCAGTAATTTCAAAAGTTATATAAGCGCCAAGCCGAGCATTTACATTAGCGGCGTTCCCTATATCAGCGTGGGCCAATTGTGTGGCTCCTGATAAAAATACGGCTGGATTAGTCATCTTAGTTCCATTTGCCGAATCATTACCAATGGCGCTTGTCCCTTTAGTTAAAGCACTTGTATTACTAGTCGCACTCGCAGTCCACGTTGAATCAGCAATTTCTTTAGAATACAAACCAACTGATACGGCATTAAGTAAAGTGTCTATAGGTCTATTACATCTCCAATGAATTAAATTTCTATTTGTGCCAGTGTTATATGGACTATTATAATTAAAATTGTAATGTTCTTGAGATAAAGCATAATTATCATAATATAAATCGTCTGGATTTGCTGAGGTTTTTTCATAAGCGTTGCCGTTGGCTGTCCCACCACCTAAAACATCAGCAGTAGATAATGTTATATCCTCTAGTGATAATTGTGGGGGGAGTTGTGAATATCCTATACGTATTAAATCGCTTTTTTTTTCATCCACCAAAACTCCTTGATAATGAAATAATTGTGTAGGTTTATCTGTATCTCGTAATTGTAAAGAATCAAATAAGGTTTTAATCCTAGTATCTAATTCAATTACAGAATATCCAGCCTTTCCAGTATCAGGGTTTATTTTAGGGATTGTAAGCACCCCAGCGCCATCACCTAAATCATCTAAAGTCAAATTAGATACAAAAGGGGCAACAGGTTTTAAAGAGGGCATTGCCCCTTTAATTGATATTGTAATAGTCTGATCGTTATTAAAAAAAATATTACCATTTCTTTTAAATTTAGCAAAATTTAAATTTACTCTAGAATTAGGTTCAATAATAAGTGGCTCTTTAAATCTTACTGAATAGAGATGTCCGTTGTCTTCTGGGGATACTAAATTTACACTCGTCATTTATATATATTTATAATATTTTAATTTAATATAATGGAAGAATTAATTGATAGATTGAATGGTAGTGAATTAATAATTAATCAACACGAAACTAGAGATGAAAAGGTAAAAGAATTTTTATATAAAATTGGTGAAATACTACAACAATCCAACCAATTGGCGAGTAATGTATTATTACAAATTGAAAATGAATATGTAAAAATATTAGATACCCTTGAAGGTATTTAATAGGTCTGGGTCATCGCAATATGATATTGGTTTTTCTATCGTCCCCATCGTCCCTATTTTCCCGCTTTTTATTTCATTATCCAGATAAATAATTTCGTCATAAATAAAATCCAAATCTTTATTTAAATTATGAAAAAGTTGCTTTTTTCTTTTTGTCTTAATTGGATCAATTCTTATAAATCCATCACAAAACTTTTTTTTTTTACTCTTAACGTTCATAGTCATTCCACGCTCTTCTAATTGTAATTTCATTAATAATCTTTTAGCGCCTTCACGCCTCATAGGTCGGCGAGTTATATATAATCTATTATCATATTTAGCACATAATCTTTTTCCATCTTTACGGCCAACTTTATATCCATTATTAATTTTATATATTTTGTAATCCATAATATACTATATAATAATATTAAAAAACATTTCAATAACTTTACTTGGTATTCTATATCTTTCTAATTTATTGCTTCCCTCACTTACGCCAACGGCACTATTATTATCAGGTTTTTGTATATTTTCATAGTCTTTATATTTTATTCGTAATGCTTTTGAATTACACCTAATTATTTTTCCATTATCTATTATAGTTTTACCAGTTCCCATTCTATTTTTATGTAGTTTTTGGCCTTCCCATTCTATCATATTTTCACAATCTCCACGGCAGTGCTTAAATACTAATCCTTCAATATTAGTCCAAAATCTAGTAGTTTTTTTATATCCCCAATCTGAATATTTACAATAATCAACATCATAATAAGGTATTAAATCATTAATATATTCTTTCATTTTTCCAGTTTTAGGATTTTCAATAATATAATACTCTGGCTCAAAATAATCTATAATCTCAAATATTTTATCCACCATTGGGACACCATATTTTTCCATATCTTCATCTAGTATTTCTTTTGTTATTATTGTATCTCCGTGTGATTTTAATTTTCTTCCAATCCAAGTTTTTCTAAGTTGCGACCACCACAAACACACTGGACTTGCTGTTATTATTTTAAAAAATCCTTTTGGATATTGCTTATAATTCCAAGTCATAATATCTTCTTTAAAATGATACTGACTAATATAACCACTTCCTAATTTACATTCAGCGCCTAAATCTCTATCTAATGAATACACATTAAAACCTAATTCACTAGATACCTTACCAAAACTATGAGTTCCACTAAATAATTCTAAATGATTCATTAGCTATAACGCAGATTTTTTTTTTGAATAATAATTGTATTGTTTAGGACTCTGCGTTCGCACTAACGGAGATTGTTGGACTGCCGAGACGACATCTTGTATATCATCTTGTATATCATCAATCCATTCATTAGCATCATTTAAGCGATCGTCAACCTCATTTATACTACATTTTGATTTACAACAAAAACTAAGTTTTATTCTATCTAATAAATCTTTAAGTCCCATAATATTAATTAATATTTTTTAACTCTACCTTTCTTTTTTTTTTCAGCAATAGCTTTGGCTTTGGCTTTCGTTGATAATTCACCCATAGTCTTAGGTGTATCTTTTGTAATTCTTTTAGTCGGTCTAAATATTTTATTCTTTTTACCATTATAAGTTTTTTTTCCATCTTGAGTTCTCCAGTCTTCTTTATGCCATCTTGTTAATCCAGTTTTCTTAGGTTTAGATCCACTATATTTACCACCCATAGATTTATAGGCTTTAACTACTAATGATGATTTATAAGCTGAGTGTTTCATATTCGCATATTTAGCACGAGCTTTAGCATATAACGCTTTGTTTGTTGGCTCAGGCATTATAATTATAAAATATAAAAAAAAAGCGGGAAAATAAGGACGTCTAGGACGTTTATTAAATTTGATTCAAAACTTTTCTAAAGTTTTTTTACATAGTTTTTACGAGAGTTTGAAGGTTAAGCACCGAATTATATTTAACGAATGATTGGACTAACTCTGATTTATTACGCCTATCAACTGGAAGCGTTGTATTACCAGCATTAACACCAGAAAATACAGTGTTAGAATAATCCCTATTAACATACGCCATAGAATTACCAATACCATAAGTGTAATCAACACCAAGTCCTAAGAGCTCTGGAAACATCTGTGATCCAACACCATCAGTATCAGCGATAGCTGCTGTGCCTCCGCCAGCCGCTCCAGCCCCACGATAATTTGTGGCTCTATCTTCGTAATCTGCTTGTTGATTTAATTGACTTCGTTGAAGAGTTGCTGATGATTTAACTGCTTCTTTACCACCGAGAAGCGCTCTTTCAAAATGTTTTCGTAATTCAATATCACCTAAATTGTTTTCATACTGGCACATTTGCGACATATTAATACCACCAGCCCCAAGCTCAACTTGAGTATCAAAATTAGGTTGAGCTTTCAAAGGGAATGTAAAAGGAAATCTTAAATTATCCTTTTTGTGTTCTATTTTTTTCATACCAACTGGAAATCTGAAATTATTTTGCTGGTAATTAAGGTTATTAGTTTGGTCTTTATCTAAATATAAATTACACATTGCCTTTACTGAATTGAGTTGTGGGGTATAAGTGTTATTATCCTCGTCAGCGTGAATATCATTTAATAGATTTATTTGCGAGTTCATCATAAGATTTGCTGGATAAGATTTTAATTCTTGTGGTGTTGGAATAACATATCTACCCTCTAATTTAAGGTTTCTAAGACAATACATTTTGTTTCTTGTATCAGCGCCCGCTTGACTAGCGATCACTGAGTCTCTAAATCGGTTATGTAATACAGCGGAGTCTGGAGCGAGATGGAGCGTCAAGAGTAAACCATTTGTATAAGCTTGACCTAAATGAATATTACCACTTTGGAGCATATCAATATCTAATCTAATACTAAAATGAACCCCAATCTCTTTATTATTATTAATTTTTAAATCTTGTTGGGTTTTATCAGCAATAATATTCATAAGTCGGTTTTGATGATTGGCGTGTGCGCCAAGAGCCAGCGACCGATTTGGTGCTACACCCCATAAATAATCCTCATCATTATTAGTATATGCCTCACGAAGGGAAGCATATGACGAATAATTATGAATATTAACTAATTCGGTATTTGTTTTTTTTGTTTGAATTACAACTTTATCAATAACATTATGAACGCCTCCGTGATTTGGAAGGTTAATTGCTGTTTCAGCAGTCATATTCGCACCATTATCATTATTAATATTTGTGTAATTAGTTTCTCTACCAAACCCTTCATTAGTGGAACTATCTTTAATAAAGAATTGTCCTGATAATACTAATGATTTAACTTCTAATAGTTTTTCAATAGCGGGGAGGGAAAATTTAATAATTGGGTTGCTCTCTTTAAATGAAAAACCCCCTTCAACCCCATTTGATCCAGCACTTTGTAATGGATTATCATTCAACGGCGAAATACTAAAATAATTCTTTTCAATCGGCATTTTATATATATATAAAATATTTTTATTTTAAAATTAAATCAAAAAAACGGATTGCCTATAAGACTAATTGTAAATTATCTTTATTCACCATAATAGATTTAACTGAGAATACCCAATTAACCATTCGGCAATTAGAAACAGAAGCACCCCCATTTGGAGCTGTTGAAGCGGCTGTTCTTTCTTGAGAAAATCCTAATCGTATTTGTGGCTCAGCATCTTTTAAATTATATACAAATTGTTCGCCTCTAGCAAGTTCTCTAGCGTGGAGATAAGTGTTAGTATAATCACTGAGATTTCCACCACGACCATCGCCAAGTCTTTTAACATTTAATCCTATAGATGTAAAAGCCTTAACAACTTCATTATAATTAACTACTTTATCATTTTTCGCTTGTGGGTTATAAGGTTTGAGCGGATATAGTTTATTATTAATAAAATATTGGACGGAGTTTAAAAATGTATTGTGTGGAGGTTGACCTAAATAATAGTTTGGAGCATAAGCGTCATTTTCACCTAAAGCACCAGCAACCTTAATATAATTGGTAAATATACATTTCGCTGCCGAAGCAACTGAAGTTATTTCACTCTGATGAGTTCTACTTGTTTCAGGTAAATTATCTAAAAAGCAATCCCACGAGATAAAATCATATTGACTTTCTTTTACAATTGATTTAAGCATTGCTGGGGGTGGGACGACTTGAAGGACTTTTAATTCTACATTCTTTAATTTATATGATGGGGATGATGGCTGAAACCATATTTTAAGAGCCGTCGTAACTGCACCGATATTAGCGTCAGTATTAATTACAACCTTTTTATTTTTAACATTCACACCTGCCCCAGCGGCGTTAGAGCCACGATGAAGACCAGCAACCACAAAAGCTATATCTGTATTTGCTGTAGCACCACCAGTCCCTCTAACATACATTTTAGACCCAACAGCAATACCAAGAGAAGCGACCTCATCAATATCATTACTAAGAGTTATGACTCGGTTTCCAGTTCCACCAACAGAAGCAACATCAATACCTCTTGCGAAATCATCGGCTTGGACTGGGACATTAGTTCCGCTAATTCCATTTCCACTAAAAATATGTTGTAAAACCTTTTGATTTTCGGCGAATGTAATTTCTAATTTAAGACCACCAAATAATAATATTGGAGTAAGTTTTTCACTCACACCAAAATGACTGAAAATTCCAGATTTTAGTGGGATACAATATTTTCTTGATGAGAATTTTTTAGCGCCCATTTCACTATCTTGAGTAGCATTAGTATCATCTTGAGTTGCTAATACTATATCAGCACCAGACGATATTTGAGATATAGCTAAAGCGCCTAAATCATAACACGAGCGAGGCATACCAGCAGATCCATTAGCACTAATAGTATTTAATTTAGTTGTAGATGATGTTGTAGCATTATAGGCACGACAATTAGCATCAGTCCCTTGTTTAACTTGTATATGTTTATCATCTTCTTCTAAATATTGATTTTCTAATGACGCCCATAAATTATAGTTAGTAAGTGATTCTAGCAATTGGCCGTTAGATAATGAATAAATATCCATTCTTTCTATAACAGCAGATGCCCCTGCGGTAGGAGGGAGGGAGGCGACACGAGAATTAGTATCAGTGTTTAATAAATCAAATGATAAATAACAATCACGACCCTTAACAAAACCTATATCAGGGTTGATAGTAAAGTTTGCTTTTTGTTCGGCAACGAACTCACTTCCATTATCAGCGACAAGAGCAACGAATTTTGAATTTTCGGCAACAGACATTTTATATATTATTAATATATTTTAATTTAAAATAAAATATTTTATCATTATATAAAATGAGTATAAAAATAGAAAAAGAGCCAATCTATAATCAGATAAAAAATACGTCATCTAATTTTGATAATTTAACTATTAAAGGTATTGATGAATCAATTGCGGGGTCTGGAAATGTTGTAGGGTTTAATCTAAATTCTGTTTATATTCAATATAATGGTGTTGTTGCCTTAGATGTTGTAAGTAGCAACGCTGCCGATGCGGCGGCTGGAATTGGCGCTAGGAAAATTAGAGTTAGTGGTTTGTATTGCGATGCTGGGGATAGTCTAAAATATAAGCCAAGAGTTGCTGAATTTACTATGGCGGGAACTTCAAATGCTAGTTTAACTAGTGGGACAAATTCATTTTCTATTATTAATAAAGTAGAGATGAGTTCTAATGGAACTGCGAATTGTAATCAAGGGGATATTAGTGTAAAAAAAACTGGGACATCATCATTAATGGGATTTATTAAAGCAACTCATTCACAATCCCAAGCCTTTATTCGTGGAGTATCTCATTCACAAACTTTATTAATTAAAGACATTCATTTATCATCATTCGCACAAACAGCAACTATGATAAAAATATATACACAAAGTCTTAATACTGGCGCTAAAAAATTAGAAACACAATTATTAATTAATGATAAATCAAATCATATAGATCATCAACTCAATTTAAAAGTATTACCAAATCATAGCGTCTTTGCTGACGTAGTCCCTTTAGAAACTATAACTGGGTCTAATTTTATAACTATGAATGCGTCAAGTATCTTAATCTAAA